CCCCAATAGAACCATTCGCTGCAATCGCCGCACTGGTCTACGCAATCGTCGCAGTATTCACCACTACGGTCATATGCAAAGTGCAATTGACCGGCCGCGAATTCCTGATAGCAACCGTCGCACTCAAGCATTTTCGCCATTGCCTAATTCCTGTCTCTGGAATTGAATACGCCAATTCGGAATTGAATTCGCGCAGGGGATCGCGGGCAGCAATCACCACTAACCACACTACCAGGCACTTTGCGGCGCATATATATATAAGGCATGTACCATAGACCCCGGTAGCAAACACTGTAACCGGCGGTAACACGTACCCAAAACCACGAACCAAAAATCATGAATCGAACGGATGTTCGACACCCCCCCTGACCTGCGACGATGCAGTAAAACCCCTGGTGGGGGGCCTGCCGCGCCCCGTTAGCCCGCCACGGACGGCCAGCGTCTTTTCTCTCTCTGGCGGTTCCTGGGGAAAATCCGACCTTCGGCTCACTCTGCTCTGTGGGCCTGTCCAGCAAATATGCAATTAACGTTATGAGGGGTGTATTTATGTCTGAGGATTTGGGGCCGTCTGGCCGGGAGTTGTTTGAGGGTTTAGTGGCTGGTCGTGAGGTTTCTGCGGCTCATCGTGCGTTGGCGTTGAATGCGGCGCGGTTGGCGGATAAGGCTGATGAGTTGTCGGCTGCGGTGGGTGGTCGTTTGACGACGATTAATTCGCAGGGGACTGAGACTATTAATCCGGTGTTGTCTGAGTTGCGGATGGTTACGTCGGCGTTGTCTCAGGTGTTGGCGAAGCTGGGTGTTGGTGAGTTGCCGAAGGTTCGTTCTGGGGATCGGAGCATTCGGGATCAGCTTGCGGTGCGTCGTGCTGCGAGGGCTGCGGGTTGACGGCGGCTGTTGCGGAGCTTGTGGGTTACCAGGCTCCGAGGCTGAGTAATTTTCCGCTGTATCACACGACGTTGGGTGATGATGCGATTGATTTGGCTGAGCTTGCCGGGTTGAGGTTGTTGCCGTGGCAGGAGACTTTGATTCGGGAGTCGTTGGGGGAGTCGAAGGAGAGGACTTCTAATGGGACTCCGAAGTTCTCTGCGTCGAATGTTTGTCTCATTACGCCGCGTCAGAACGGGAAGAACTTCGTTGTCTATGTGAGGGAGTTGGCGGGTCTGTTCCTTTTGAACGAACGGATTATCCACACCGCTCATGAGTTCGCCACCGCTGACGATGCGTGGAAGGAACTGAAGGGCATCGTTGAGAGTTGCGATTTGGACGAGGAATGCTTGCATCCTCACCTTCATGGCGGGGCTGAGGTTTCCATCCGGCACCGCAATGGCGGGTTTATCCGGTATCGGGCCAGGGGGAATGGGTCGATGCGTGGGATTACTCGCATCAACATGGTGGTGGCTGATGAGGCGTTTGCTTTGGATGACCGGCAGATGGGTAGTTTTAAGCCGATTATGCAGGCGGCTGAGCGCCGTCAGTTGTGGCTGACTTCTTCGGCTGGGTTTGATACCAGTGAGGTTTTGTCGCGGTTCCGCGAGCAGGGTGTTGAGGGGTCTAATCCGCGTTTGTTGTTCGCGGAGTGGTCGTGCCCTGAGGGTGCTGATCCGACTGATCGGGAGAATTGGCGTATCGCTAATCCGTCGTTGGGTGTGGATGGTATTGCGCCGTTGGATGCGCTTGAAGATAACTTTATGACGCTTTCTGTGCAGGAGTTCGCCCGCGAGCATTTGGGGATGTGGGATGACCCGGCTATGACGAGTGTTGTTCCGTTTGATGCTTGGGAAGCGTGTACGCGGGAGTTTGATGGTGTGTCGCCAATTGTGGGTGATCGGGTTGTTGCTCTTGACGTGGCTCCGCAGATGGAGTGGGCGAGCATTGTAGGTGCTGGCCGGGATTTGATTGAGCGGTCCCATGTTGAGGTTGTGAAGAACGATAGGGGCACCGATTGGGTTATCCCTACGTTTAGGCGGATGGTTGCTTCGGAGCATTGCCCGGTGGCTGTTGCTTTGCAGGCTGGCGGTAAGTCGGGCATGTTTGGGCCTGAGCTTGAGCAGCTTGGTTTTAAGGTTGTGTATTTGTCGCAGCAGGAGGTTGGTCGCGCTACGGCGAGGTTTGAGTCGGATATTGCTGAGCGGTCGTTGACGCATTATGACGATCCGCATTTGAAGTCCGGTTTGGGCGGTGCCGATAAGTACCTTATTGGTAATGAGCGTGGCGGCGGCTGGGGTTGGTTGCGGCGTGGTACGTCGGTGGACATTACGGGGATCGTGGCGGCGAGCTACGCCAACCATGTCCTGACTTTGGTGGACGTTGAGCGCACGCTTGCTGCGCCACGCAAATACAGAATGGCTAAGAGGCGTTGAGTTACTATACGAGCGAAACTAATCGCTATAACACCGGTTATGGTGTTGAGATACCTTCTCGCATTAAGCCTGGTGAGGTTCGGGAGTATGTCGCTGAAATCATCTATCCGCATTTCTTGAAAACCAAGACGGTCAACGATGAGATTAAGCGGTGGGCTTCTGGTTTGCAGCCGGATTATCTGCTTGATACGGATGCTACGTCGGAGAAGCGTGCGTTGTTGGCGTTAGCGAAAACGCCGTGGGTTGGTTTGGTGGTCGATTCGTTCACGCAGTGTTTGTATGTGGATGGTTACCGGGCTGAGGGCAGCAAGCAGAACATTCCTGGGCCGTGGAAAACGTGGAATGCGAATCAGATGCAGGCCCGCCAGGTGGCTATTCACCGGTCGGCGTTCACTTACGGGTATGCGTATGCGTCTGTGGTGTTGGGTACTGCGCTGGATGGTAAGAATCAGGCTGTGTTGCGTGGCTGGTCGCCGCGCCGTTGTCTAGCTCTGTATGAGGACAATGTTGCCGACGATTGGGCGAAGTACGCTTTGGTGTTGTTGCAGGACGGCAAGACGCTGCGTTTCTTTGATGATGAGCGTTGGTATGACGTTCCGATGCCTTCTGCGGGAGATTTCCCAGCCAACTTGCCCGTTAAGCAAGTTTATCACGGCACTGGTGTTGTTCCGATTGTGCGGTATCTCAACACTATGGACTTGGACGGGAAGGTTCTTGGCGAGGTTGAGAAGCTGGTTCCTATTGCCAGCCGTATTGATAAGACTTTGTATGACCGGCTTCTGAGCCAGCATTACAACAGCTTCAAGATCATTACGGCGACTGGTTTGGATGAGTTGACGGCGGATGCGTCTGATGTTGACCGTGAGGATGCGGAGTATGAGCTTTCGCAGAATCGGCGTGTGTTGGCGACGGGCAATCCGGATGCGAGTTTCGGGGTGATTCCGGAGACTGCGTTGAATCCGTTCGTAAGTGCTTTTGAGTCGGATATTGCGACGTTGGAGTCGGTGGCTCAGTTGCCGCCGTCGTGGTCGAGCCGCCTGGTTAACTTGTCTGCGGATGCGTTGGCTGCTGCGCGTGCGGCTACTACGCAGAAGTTGTTTGAGCGGAAGGTCAATTTCGGGGTTTCGCATAATCAGCTTCTTCGTTTGGCGGCGCATGTGGAGGGCGATGATGTTGCGGCTGCCGATTTTGAGGCTTCTGTGACGTGGGCTGACACTGAGATTCGTTCTTTGTCGCAGGTTGTGGATGCGTGGGGGAAAGCGGCCCAAATGCTTGGTGTGCCTAAGTGGGCTACTTGGCGGAAGATTCCTGGTGTTACTGACGATGAGGCCCGTATGTGGTGGGACAACTTGTTGGAGCAGTCGCCTGAGGCCGAGTTCTTGCGTTTTTACGGTAATCAGCAGTCGCAGAACGGTAATCAGAATCCTGATACGCCGTCTGTGTCTGATTCTCCGGTCGATGTTGGGCCGGATACTCAGTAGGTAGGGGGTTTCGGTGTCTCAGCCTTTGGCGGATGAGCCTGTTGCCCTTGAGGATTTGGCTTTTTATCTTGCTGTGAAGCATGTGGGTGAGCAGCAGGAGATTGCTGCGACGACGGCGGCGGGTTTGTCGCTGTTGTGGCCGATTTTGCGGTTCGGTGAGCTTGATGAGACAACTCCTGCGTGGCTTCATGCGTCGACTTTGCAAGCGGAGCAGCAGTTTCGGGTTTCTGAGCAGGTTGCTTTTGAGTACGTTCAGGGCGCGAAGTGGGCTGCTGAGCCTTTGTCTGATCCGTTGGTGAAGATTGATACGGAGTTCCCGGTGCGGGATTTCCAGTTGGCGATGCGTGCTACCGGCCCTGCTGCGGTGAAGAAGGCCACCAGTACCACTTTTGCGGCCCCTGGCGGCGATTCTGGCGCACTTTCGGGTCGCTCTGGGCAGTCTATACCGGAGGGCGATTTAGGTTCGCTTGTAGACGAGTTGATGGGGTGGGGGAAGTTGAACTCCACCGGGGCTGGCGTGAAGTTTGCGTTGAATGGTGGCCGGGGTGAGGTCGAGCAGCTTGTGGCTGCGGATGCGGCTGAGCGGATTCGGGAGCGTAAGCCGGTTGGCTACGCCCGTTTCACTGAGGATTCGGCTACGGGGCCGTGTTATTTCTGCGCGGTGTTGGCTTCGCAGGGCGCGGTGTATTTGGCTAAGGGCGCTTTCAATGCGTCGAACCGAAAGTTTGTGGGCGATGGGCCTGCGAAGGTTCACGATCATTGCAAGTGCCAGTTGCGGCCGGTGTATAGCCGGGACGACAAGTATGACGAGCGTGCCAGGTTCTTCCTGAAGCAGTGGAGTGATTCTCCTGGCGGGCTGAAAGAGTTTCGGCGCAGGTATGTACGTCCTGAGCCGTATCCGGAGGAACCTCCGGTTGATTTGGCGGCGGTTCGCCGTAACAGGGATTTGGTGGCTGACCGGCTGGGTGAGCAGGCCCCTCAGGTGGCGTGGTTTAACCGGCAGTTGAAGCAGTTGGCTTAATTTTCCTGAAGTGAAGTTACAGGGGTTGTCCCTGGAAGGCGCGTGACAGCCTGCGCCGTTGAATTGGCTGGTTGAGGGAAGTTGTTGTGGATATCAATGATTCGGCAGTAGTTGACGAGGCTCTGGCGGCTGTGGGCGGGGGAAGCGGTAAAGCTTCTGAGTCCTTGGGTGTCGCGGTTGAGGCTCCGGTAACTGACAGTCCGGCCGACTCCGGAGCGGTCGAGAATGAAGTTACCGAAGTTGAGGCATCGGAGTTCCGCCCAATTGAATCGCAAGAGGCTCTTGAGAATGTGTTGAAGGGCCGTCTGGAACGCGCACAGCGGAGCGCGGAGAAGAAGTATCAGAAGCAGGTTGATGAACTTGCGTCACGGCTCAAGGGGTTTGAGGACGCGAAGCTCTCTGTGGATGAGAAGAAGGACAAGCGTCTGACTGAGCTTGAGCAAAGCTTGGCTGAGGCGAATGACCGGTATCAGAAACTTGAACGGACCCGCGTTGTGGAGTCTTTGGCACGCGAGATGGGTTTGCCGGAAAAGTTTTGGGGCCGGGTGCAGGGAGACACCGACGACGAGATTATCTCCGACATTAACGATATGCTTGAGGGTTTGCCTCGCAGCGAACGCCAGGGTGCGCCGCTTACGCAGGCTCCGAAGGTGAGTGTTCAGGCCACCAATGCGGAGCCTGAGCTTGAGGAGAACGCGAAAAGCATCGTTGACAAAATGGGTGGATTCCTCAACTTTTAATTTGAAAACTGAATCGTCTGCACATATGGATATGTGTGGACCCTTTGTAAAGGTTAGCTAAATTGGCTGGACATGTTTTTGTTAAGCCGAGTCTCGTTGTTGAGACTGCGGTCGAGATTCTTCAGCGTCAACGGGTGCTTCAGGCACTTGTGACCACCGATGGTCTTGGTGATTTCGGAGGCTCCGCCAACGACACCATCAACATCCGCGTTCCTGCGATTGCCGGGGCGCACACTCGTACTCTGCGCGACACTGATCGCAGCCTGACTACGGACGATCTGGTCGAGCACAACATCCCGGTGCAACTCACTGAGCATGTGTACTCCGCGATCAAGCTCACTGATGAGCAGCGGACTCTCGACATTCGTGATTTCGCCCGTCAGGTTCTTTTCCCCCAGGTTTCGGCTGTTGCCTACAAGCTTGAGGATTTGATCGCTGAACTGATTGATTCGGCAACGTATGACGAGGTTATTGAGATTGACCCGGCTGACACGTTCCCGGCTTTCGTTGACGGCCGTAAGAAGCTGAATGACGCGAATGTGCCGGATCAGAACCGTGTGCTGGTTGTGGGCAGCGCGGTCGAGGCCGCGATCCTGAAAGACCCGCAGTTCCGTTATGCGGAGCGTTCGGGTGACAACAACGCTCTGCGGCGTGCTTACCTGGGCCAGATTGCCGGTATGTCGGCTTTCCGTTCCAACGCGATTGACCCTGATGTTGCTTACGAGTGGCATCCGACTGCTTTCGTGTACGTCAACCGTGCGCCAAAGATTTCTGAGGGCATTGTTGCTTCGGCTTCCTATGGTGCCGACAATGTGGCTCTGCGCTGGCTGGCCGACTGGTCGTACAGCGAAATCGGTCTGCGTTCGCTGGTTGACTTGTTCACCGGCTACAAGGTCATCACTGAGAAGGACGGCTCTTTCGTTCGCGGTGTGAAGATGAAGCTTGCTGGTGCTGCGCCGAAGAAGGCTCCCGCCACTCCGAAGGCTGAAAACTAAACCCTATGAATCCGTTAGCGTCCGTATCTGACCTTGAGAGGTTGATGAAGCGGACGTTCTCCGGTTCCGATCTTGACCAGGCGGATATCATTCTTGATGCGGTATCCGCCTGGGCAAGAAGTGTTTCGGGCCAGCCTTGGCCTGACGCTCCGGTCGGAGTGCCGTCCGATGTTATGTATGTTGTGCTGGCGGCGGCGCGGCGTGTTCTGGTTAATCCTGATGGGGTTACCCAGGAGTCGATGGGGCCGTTCTCCAAGTCGTATGAGAAGCCGCCGAAGGATTTCTTCACGCTGGCCGAGTTGTCGATTCTGAAGCGGCACCGCCCGAAGTCGAACAACGGTCTTTTCACTGTCGGGTTTTCTCGCGGCGAGAAGGCTAACTGGGGCCGGATCGGGCATCTGTATGTGGAAGGTCAACCGATGCCGGTTATTTGGCCGAATGATCCTGGCTACGAGCAGTCGTGGATTCCCAATGATCGCCCTTGAGTCGGTCACTGTTTACCGTGGCGGCACTGACCGTAAAGGAAATGTGTCGAAGGATGTTGTGGGTGAGGTTGAGGTTGCTTTCGATTGGGGCAGTGGTTTGTCCCGGTCGATGGGCGAGTTTGATCGCGCCGAGTCCGCGAACGGTACTCCGCATGTGTTTGTGGCGAAAGGTGCCGATCTGAAGGCGAGGGACCGGATTGAGCGCGGGAACGGTGAACGCTATTCGGTTGTTGGGCATCCTGTTTGGGAGCAGCCCCATGAGGTTCCTGTGTTTGGTCAGGTTTGGGTTGTGTTCAAGTTGGAGTCGATGAATGGCTGATAGTTTCTTGACCGATGTTGAGATTTACCGTAACGCCCCTGCGTATTCCCGCATTTTGAAATCCCCGTCTTTGGGGATCATGGTGTATGGCAAGGCACAGGAGGTTGTGCGTCTGTATCAGGCGCGGGTCGGTAAGAAAACCGGGCGGCTGGCGGCTTCCGCTGAGGCGAAGGTCCGCATGGGCGGTCAGAGCAACGACCGGATTATCGGGGTCGCTTCGATCAACGATTCTTCTGTTCAGGCTGAGTGGAAGGGCAAGCCCTTCTACTACGGTGTCTATCACGAACAGGGGACGCTCAACAGCAAGCGGGCGCGTCGGCGCAATCCTGATGGTGCGCGTGGTCCGCGTCCCGGCTACTACGAGTTGCGTCGTGCGGCGCAGCAATGGCGGGGGAGTCCCAACCCATGAGCCTTGAGTTACCGGATTGGTACGAGGACAACTTTGTCGATGTTGAGTCGATGATGATTGATTTGTTCTCTAAGTTGCTGCCGGGTGTCGAGTGCGGGTGTTGGACGGCTGACGATTGGCTGGATGATCCGACTCCTGAGCCTCAGTTGTTGTTCTTCCGGCTTCCCGGCGTGAGGGTTGACTACGACCGCAATTCCGATGTGTGTCATGTGCAGGTCGTTGCGGTCACTCCCTCGCGGGACGACTCCTGGCGGCTGCTGGATTTTGCTCGTTCGGTCATTCTCCCGATGCAGGGTTTCCGTATCGCAATGGAGGACGGCCACACCGCGACGGTGTGGTGTACCGATGATGTGTCTGGGCCGGAGTTGCTGACTCCTGAGCAGCAGATCGACACCCGCGTTGTTACTGCGGTGTTCTACCTAAGGGTTGGTTTGCGGAGCCGCAAACGGTACGACCAAATCATTTCAGGGCTTGCTTTAAGGCCCAAGTTTTAGTAAGGATTTTTCAAATTGGCTACTGATTTTCTCACTCTGAAGGATGCGCGGGCTGACCTGGCCCTCGCTCCGCTTAACCTGACGGTGCTGCTTGCGCCGTACAGCGCCGATCCCGCTGAAACCCTTGAGGGTGCGGACGGCAGCCTGGATGTTCCCGCCGAGTATGAGTCGGTCGGTCACTTCCAGAAAAAGGCCGGTCTTACCCTGTCGACCGATATGTCCTCGCAGGACATTGAGGCGTATGGCGAAATGGACCCGATTCGCAACATCATTTCTCGCAAGAAAACGATGTTCGACTTCGTGATGTTTGAGAACAAGAAGCTTGTTCTTGAGGTTATTCATTCGGCTGACTTCTCTGACGTTACCCCGTCCGCTAATGGCGGCGTTGTTCTTCCGGCCCCGTCGACCCCGAAGAACCGCTACTACCGTGCGATCCTGGTTGGGCATGACGACACCGACGACGGCGAGGTTTTCATCTACTGGCTGATGCCGAAGGTGAAGCTGGACAAGGTTGACAACCAGACCCTCAACGACGACAACGTGCTTGAGTACAAGCCGACTCTGACCGCGTTCAAGGACGACGATCTGGGTTACAGCGTTGCTCAGGGCTTCTGTGGACCGGGCTGGAAGGCCCTTGCTGACGCTGCCGGTTTCGGCAAGGTTCGCTCTGGCGGCGGCAAGGGTGAGGTAACCCCTCCTGTAGTAACTCCTGAGGTCACTCCTGAGGCTGAAGCTACCCCGTCAGGCCGAAAGGCTTCGACGTTTTCCGCTACCGCCGCTGATCCCACGATCAGCTAGGTAGCTGTTTCTGTTGGTTGAGTTGGCGGGGAGACGTTTCGGAGGTGAGCGTCTCCCCGCCTCAACTTTCTCTTTTGTTGCTTTACAGAATATTTGGGGATAAAAAGTTATGGCTAATAATCGTAAAGTTCAGGTTGTTGACGGTGAGGTTGTGGACGAGAACGGTGAGAGCCTGTTCGCGGAACTGGTGGCATCTGTGCGGGTGCCTGAGCCTCTTGTTGTGGTGCCAGGGAAGCTTGAAGTGGCTTACCCTCCCGCCCGCCGGGTGAACCAACTGCTGTCTGCGGTGAGCGTGGACGGCCAGATTCGCGCCGTGTTCGGTGAGGATTATGAGGTCGCTGAGGAACTGTTTGGTTCCGCTCCGATTGAGGTTTGGAACAAGTTCATGGAGCGGTATAACAAGCACTTCTTTGGTGACAAAGATTCGGGAAAATAAGGCATGTCGCGGGGATCGTTGACAAGTGGTGGGTTGCCGTCGAGTGGGATTTGGCTGAGTATCTAAGCGTTAACGGCTTGGAGTTCTTTCTGTCTCCCTGTGATTGTCGGCAGTGCCGCCACCGTGTTTGGCAGTTGCGTGATTGGGGCCAGTTCCTTCGCCTGTACCAGTCCGTTTCGCAGATTACTGGCTCTTACACGCAGGCTGTTCAAATCAACGATCCTGACGTGATTGATGCGTTGTGCAAGATCAAAACGGACGACACTCCGAAGCCGCCGCCGTGGTGGAGGTTCGATGATGAGATGCACCGGCTGACTGATATTGCTGACCAGTTGATTGCTTCTCGCGCTACCAGTGCTGACGTGAAGTTCTATCCGCGTCCATCGAATCCTGCTGCGAAGGAACGTAAGCGGCGGATTATCGACACTCAAGAGAACGCCATTGAGAAGGCCCGTAAAGCTAATGCTGCTCGTCGCGCCTTGAAGGACACAATTTAATAAGGTGGGTTGCTTTGTCTGAGTATGTGGTCGCGCAGGCGGCAGTCCTAATTGTGCCGTCCCTGAAGGACTTTCAAGCGAAGCTGGAAGCTCAGCTTAAGGCGATTGAGAAGGCCCAGGATGCTATCGCCATCAAGATTGAGGGCGATACGAAGAAGCTGCTTGCTGACTACGCTGCGGCAAAGGGCTGGATTGAGTCTCAAGAGATTGAGATTAACGCCAAGGTTGATACCCGTTATCTGACTGAGATTCGGGAGAAGTACGATAACTTGTCGCGGCAGTTCAAGAACGGCTTGATGCTGAGCGTCAAGGTTTCGGGTATTTCTTTGCTGCCTCAGTTGGCGCAGGCGTTGGCTGCTGCGAACGATTCGATGGTCGAGTTGACCCGCAGCGCCCTGTTGCTTCCTGGCGTGTTCTCTGGTGTTGCTGCGTCGATTGCTGCGGCGACTACTGGTGTTCGTGGTGTCAAGGATGCGTTCAAAGAGTATGGGGATGCTCAGAAGAACGCCGCGCAGGAGGGCTTGAAGGCCCGTAATGCTGCGGCGAATGTGCGGAATGCTTACCGGGATTTGGGCCGGTCCATCAAGGATGCTAGTCGTGAACTTGAGGACTTGAACGCACAGTTGCGGGATGCGCCTTTGGATGAGGCTGAGGCGATCATCCGGTTGCAAGAGGCTCGCGCTGAGGCGGCGGTGACTTTTGAGAAGTCGGCGCTTCAGCAGCAGAAGGATGCTCTTGCGGTTATCCGCGCCGAGAACGATCTGACTGATACGAGGCTGCGTTCTTCGCGGACTGTTCAGGATGTTGCCGAGGCTAACGCTAAGGGTGTGGCTGCGTCGGATTCGGTGGTTGAGGCCACTGAGCGGCTGTCGAAGGCTGTTGATGATGCGGCGACGAAGAACACAAAGCTGACTGATTCTTTGCGTCAGCTTTCTCCGAATGCCCAGCAGTTCGTTGAGGCTGTGTCGGGGATGGATTCTCAGTGGTCGGCTTTGCGTACCACGGTGCAGGATCGGCTGTTTGACGGTTTGGCTGGCGAAGTTACACGCCTCGCGCAGTCGGAGTTGCCTGCTTTGCAGTCTGGCCTTTCGGCTATTGCTGGTGAGATTAACGGCAATCTCAAGACTGCGATGCAGTCGCTACAGACCGGTGAGAACCGGGGTTTCCTGTCTCAGATTCTTGGCAATACTGCTGAGGCGCAGGGGGAGTTAGATCAGGCGATCCAGCCTTTCATTGACGGCATGATGCGGTTGTCGGCTGCTGGGTCTGATTACCTGCCGAGGTTGTATCGCGGCCTGGGCGATGTGATGGAACGGTTTGAGCGTTTCGTTTCGGTTGCCGATGGTGATGGTTCTCTTGATCGTTGGATTGAGAGTGGGATTGATGCGTTCAGCGATCTGGGTAACTCGCTGCTGAATGTTGGTTCGATCCTCAATTCGATCAGTGATGCGTTTACTGGTGGTGGCGGCAAGGGGATGCTGGAGCTTCTTGAGGAATCTACCGGCCGTATGTCTGAGTTCCTGAAAAGCGATGCAGGTCAACAGCGTTTGATGAATTTCTTTCGGGAAGCTCGCGGGCAGTTGGCTGAGTGGAAGCCGTTCCTGGTTGAGATTCCCGGTTTGATGCAGGCGATTGGTTCTGCTGGTGAGTCTTGGGCATCGAAGCTGTTGCCGTTCCTTACGGTGGCTACGGATTTCTTGGGCGATCATCCTGGTTTGGTGAGCGCGGTCCTTCAGGCGTATTTGTCGTGGAAGGTCATCAGCCCTGTCATTAGCGGCATTTCGGGTGTCCTAAATGGCGATATGGTCACGGCGCTGAAGAACGCTACTGGTGCTGTTGGGACTAGCTACAAGTCTGGCGGCATGACGGGCGCGTTGGGCACGCTGGCGGGGATGGTTGGTGTTGGCGGTGTTGTCACTGTCGGCCTGACTTCTCTGATTACCTTGTTGGCGTACAAGTACATTGATGTTCAGAATGAGGCGGCGCAGTCGGCGCAGTCCCATGCCGACGCTTTGCGTAACGTAGCCAACCAAGTTGATTCGGTTACGGGCAAGCTCACGCAGTCTGGCTTGATTGAGCAGTTGAAGGAACTTGGTAACTTCCAGAACTTCAACATGGCTGGCGACCCGATCTTTGATCTTGTCACCAAGGCTCAGGGCTTGGGGATCGGGCAAGATCAGATCGTTAAGGCTCTCAAGCCTGGTGCGGAGGGTCAGGCCGAGTTTGATTCCATTCAGAACCGTAACCGCGAGGTTGTTTCTGAGGCTCTGCGTAAGAAGCAGGACAGCCCGTATTACGGGGCTAAAGCCGAGTTGGATAAGCGCGGCATCACCTTTGACAATGTGGTGTCTGCGGTGCTGGGCGACGAGGAACAGAATCGCCGCCTAACTGAAGCTAATCAGGGCTTTAATGCTGTTGACTTGCTTCAGGGTATTAAAGGTCCGCTGGGCATCTACAGCACACCCGGTTTGGGTGAGGACGCTATCATTGCGGGTAACCTTAACCGTGGGTTGATTGAGAAGCGCCGGAACACTCAGGCTCAGGCAGACAGGTCTACGTCCGCTAACGCGGCTTTGAATGGGAACGCGACGATCAAGCCGGGTACGGTTTTCGATCAGTTGGGTAGCCCTCAGGCTTCTGCGACTACCTCTGGTGGCGTGAAGATCAGTGTTAACACTCCCGCCCCTGAGATTAAGCTGAAGTTCCCTGAAATCGACAAGTTGATTCAGGAGAAGGGCGGCAGCGTTCAGGCTGACGCTAACGGTTCAACGATTGAGTTCATTGATCCTGTTGTGGCGCGTGAGTTCGCTACGTTCGATAAGTATGCGGCGGGCGGTCGGATCACCGGGCCTGGTACGGGTACGTCGGATAGCATTTTGGCGCGTTTGTCGCATGGCGAGTTTGTGGTTAATGCGGCTTCGACTCGCCAGAATTTGCCGTTGTTGGAGAAGCTGAATAGCGGTGCGCTTGACTACCCGAATTTCAGCACTGGCGGCTTGAATTGGCTGTTCCCGCAGTCGCCGCCTGTTCCTTCGCCCTCTCCCAATCCTGGGGGGACGACGAAGGCTGTTGGCGGTTTGGGTAGTTCGGCTAGTTTGGGTGCGTTGTATGGGGTGGGTGCGCCTGCTCCTGCTGCGACTCCTGCTCCTGCTGCGACTCCTGCGCCTGCTGCGACTCCTGCGCCTGCTGCGGCTCCTGCGCCGATGCCTGCGGCTCCGAAGCCGATGCCTGCGGCTCCTAAGCCTACGCCTGCGAGTTCTCCGGTTTCCTCTCCTGCGGTGTCCTCACCGCCGAGTCCGGTTAAGGCTCCTGCTCCGGTTAAGCCTACGGGTGCGCCTTTGCCCGCTGAGGCCGGTTTCACCGGACCCAAGCCACCCACTAATAGTGGTCTGCTGAACGCGGCTCCGATTGCGTATCAGCAGGTTCCTGGGGTCACTGCTGAGGTCAACTTTGGCGCGAAAAATGCGGCGAGGTATGGGCTTTCCGTTACTTCTGGGTACCGTCCCGAAGCTGGTTCGTATCATTCGACTGGTCAGGCTGGCGATTACAGCAATCAGGTGCAGTGGGGTCCGCCGACTCCTGAAATGAATTCGTTCGCTACGGATATGGTTAGGAATTACGCCCCGTACATTTCGGAGCTTATCTATTCCGGCATTCCGTACAACGTGATTGACGGCAAGATCGTTCCGGCTATTGGTCAGCCGGGAAGCCCGTACACGCTGGCGCAGGCTGGCTATCACGGCGACCATGTTCATATTGCGTGGAAGCCTGGTGCGCTTGAGAAGTTGCAGAAGCAGCAGGCGGGTGGCGGTAACTCCATCGGTGGCATCCCTATTCCTGACGCTGTTTCGCGGTGGCTCAATTCGCTTGCGCCTGGTTTGGTGGGCACTTCGCCGTCGAACATGCCTTTGGGGTTGACTCCTGCGGGTGTTGGGTTGCCGCAGTACACGTTTGGCAGTGGTCTTGATGTTGGTGGCGCGGCTGTTCAGCAGCCGATTACTGGCGAACAGCTTTTGCAGAACTACATCAAGATTGTTTCAAGTTCGTGGTCGAACATCATTGAGAACCTTGTCAAGAACGCCGGTCAGATTGCTTTGCAGTTTGTTGGCTCGTTCTTCGGTTTGGATTTTTCGCAGATTGTCAACGCCGCGAACGCGGTGATGGGTGATGTTGGCGGTGGTATCGCTGACTTGTTTGATCCTGGGCAGGCTGATGCCGAGCAGTTTGATCCTTTGGCTTCGTTGCCTGCCGATCCGACTGTCGGTGAGGTTATTCAGAGCGCACAGTTCGGTCAGCTTCCCGCTGCGGCCCAGGCGGATTACTACAAGAGGTATCAGGAAGCGTCGGCTAGCGGTTCTCAGTTCAATGCTCTTGAGGCTCTGCGGGATGTTGCGATTCAGGCCCAGCAGATGATCCAGGGGCAGGGTGCCGGTTCCGGTTACGACCCAACTCAAGGTCCGGCTGCCGCTTATGATCCGAGCAAGGGTGCCGAGCAGTGGCGACCTGTTGTTCAGGCTGTGTTGAATAACGTGGCTCAGAAGTATGGGATCACGAACCTGAAGGCTTGGGAAGATGACATTATTGGTCAGATCAACCTTGAGTCTCGGGGCAATCCTAACGTCGACAATCTGAATGATTCGGACGGCAAGGGCGGAACTCAGCAGGTGTTCGGCTTGGGCCAGTTCCTTCCGGAGACTTTCGCCAAGCACAACGTCACTGGCGGCGATTTGCGCGATCCTGTCGCACAGATTTACGCGATGGTGGACTACCTGGCTTCCCCGAAGTATGGGGTTATTCCTGGTGGTGGTGTGAATTGGAAGGGTGTTGGGTGGCGTAACAATAAGGGTTACGCTCAGGGCGGTTCGATTAGCGGACCTGGTACTGGCACTTCTGATTCGATTCTGGCGCGGGTGTCTAACGGCGAGTTCATCGTTAAGGCTTCCGAGGTCGGCAAGAATCTTGGCTTGTTGCAGGCCATTAATTCTGGGACGTTGCCGAAGTTTGCTTCCGGTGGTGTTGTTCCGCCTGTTGTTCCGGTTCCGCTTCCTGCGCCAGTTAAAGCGGCCCCGCCGCCACCGCCGCCTGCACCTGCCGCTGCTCCTATGCAAGCTCCCCCCGACGCACCTACAGGTGCCGTACCCGCTGACCAGGCTCCGCTTCAGGCAACAACACCTGAAGCGGGTGACCCGGTTGATCCTGCTGCGAGCGATCCTCTCAAGCAGGCTGCGGATATTGCGGGGCAGCTAGGTGCGGCGGTTGGTGGCGCTTCCGGTGGCCTGGAAGGTGCTGCGGCTCCTGAGGGTGGCGATCCCACTACTGATCCGCGTGCCGTTTTGGGTGCTGCGCCGAAGAACCTGAATCACAATCTGTCTGCTGTGGATGGGGCGATTCAGGGAACTGCGGCGGCTATTGGTGGGGCTATCAGTACGGCGATTTCGATTGCCGGTGCTGCTGCTGGGGCTGGCGCTGCTGCGGGTGGCGCTCCTGGCGCTGGTGCGGCTATTGGCCCTGCCGCTTCGGGTGCTGGTTCTTTGGTCAGCGGCACTGCTGCGGCTATCGGTGGCGCGGTTTCTGGTGCGGTGAATGTGTTGTCCTCGTTGATGGTTGGCACTTTGTCGTCCGGTTCACCGAATAGCACGGCTGGCGCTTATGGCGCTCCGATGTTGCCGAATGGCAAGAATCCGGAGGGTTTTGGTGGCGGGCAGTCTGGTGTGGTGAATAACTGGGGTGGCGTTACTACGTCGAATCCTGATGAGTTCTACCGGATTCAGCAGCGCAAGGAGTTGCAGAACGCTTCTCCGTTATTGGCTCGCCGTTAGTTCCGTTTTGTAAGTAAGAGTCCGGAAGCGGCCCCTCCCGTTTGGTCGAGGGGCCGTTTCCGGTGCTTCCGCATGTTTAGGGGAAAATTGAGCGAGTACTTGAAGATTGAGCTTTACGGGCGCGACGGCTCGTATTGGTGTCTTTCTGGCCCTGGCATGGGTAAAGAGGGTGTGGTCCTGAAGCCTAAGGTTTCTCAGTTCATGGACACGCCGGTTAAGACTTTGTATGTTCCTGGCCCGTTTGGTGAGGAGTTCGCTGGTAAGCGTGTTCAGCGCCGCGAGATGGTTTTCACTGTGCAGGTCGGCGGGGAGGGCATTGATCCGGAAACTTGGGCTTCGATTGATGCTGCGTGGCGCTGGGCTTGGGATTATGAGGCCGAGTCGAAGCTGGTTGTGACGACCAGTGATGGTGTGCGGTGGATTAATGTTCGGCTGTTTGAGGCTCCGCAGTCGTATGGGGATAAAGACCCGCATCTGACTGGCGACGAGGAAGTCGTTATGACGGTGACTGCGGTTTTCCCGTATTGGCAGGAAGAACCTGACCTGTATGAGTGGGAAACCGATAAGGACAATGATCGGACGACTTTCCCTGTTCATAATCAGGGGGACGTGACTGTGTGGCCGCGCTGGTCGCTGTCTGCGCCGGGTAGCTGGGTGTTGCCTGATTTCTCTTGGGGTAGTGACATTTATTCGCGTGGGGATTTGGATTTGGGTCGGACGATTTGGATTCCGGACCTTCCGGATTTGGCGCACGCTGTTGTGGACTCCGATCCGCGTGTGCAGACTATCATTTGCGCGAATGAGTATCCGGCGCAGCATCATTGGAAGGGCAATGATCTTTTGTATCCGGTTCAGCCGGGTAAGAGGGCTGATGTTCCTGTTCGGGTGACTGGCGCTAATGGTGGGGCGGCGTGCCGTCTGGTGGTTCCGCGTTGGTTCTCGCGGCCGTGGTCGAGGCCGGTGAGTTTGCTGTGAGATTGTTGGATGCTTTAAGTGTTGCTGAGTTGCAGTGCGAGGATATCAGGAAGTCTCACCGTTCGCTGCGGTATGCGAAGCCTCTTATTCGTTTGTGGATGAATGACCCTGATCCTTCTGTGGCTGGGGCGAAGTATGTGGGCCGCGTGGATTTTGATGACACGATTCGCGGTTCGTTTCCGTTTAAGAACAACACTCCTTGTGAGGGGATGTTTGAGATTCGGGACGAGCATTACATTGCGATGTGGTTGAAGAAGCTTCCGAATGATCCTGCGCTGCGTAAGAACGTGATTATCACGGTCGATTTTTACGGTGGGGCGAAACGCTGGTCGGGTATTCTAGATAAGTGGGAAGTCAAGAAAAAAGACGGCATCAAAACTCTTGAGGTTTCATTTCAGGACGACTTGACTTTTTTGCAGTACCTTCTGGTTCCACCTAACCCTGTGTTGCCAATTCCGGTTTTTCAATTTCCACGAATTTTTGCGCTGGCTGGGCCTGCTCGCTGGTGCATAAGTCAACTTATTTTCATCCAGATCGCCCGCAATGAGGGCAATAACTGGATGCTGCCTGACGACCCGTTTGATTATGAGTCTTGGGATGATTTGTGGGATTGGTCTGATTGGCAGATGCACATTAAGGCTCCGACGTTTGTGGGCGATTCTTCATTGTGGACTTTCTTGTCCTCAAGAATGAATCCCGTCGATGCCGTAATCGCGGACTCATTAGATGATGCGCAGTTATCTGTGCAGTACCGAAGAATTGTGACCGACGACGGTGAGACATGTTCACCTAATCCGTTTGTGCAGAATGTCAAGAATTGCGCCCTGGTGTTTGAGGTTGTGGATAACAGCAACGTCAGCGCACTTGAGGGCACGTTCTTGTCGGGAACGGTCATCGACGGCATGGTGCGTTCCACGATCCAGTACGGGTCGGGTTTCGTTGAGGATTTGTTCAATGCGGTCAGCGAGGATTCTGGGTTAGCTCCGGATGAGTATTTCCAGAATGGTTTCTTGGGCACTGTGGCCCGCCAGCCGTGGCTGGTGATTCGTGACAATGAGTGGACACCCATTAATTCTTCTTCGTTGTCGTGGGGTCCGTCGAAGAATGTTGCTGTGTGTGTGGGTGGCGATAACCCGGCTGCGGATGCTATTGCTAAGTTGACCATTGAGACTATCGGCAACCTTTTGGGTGCGCTGATTCTTTTCTCGTCAATTGGTACAATTATTTCTGATGTGGTGATGCCTTTCCTTGTCGGAACTATTGCGGCGTGGCTTTATTGGCGTAACTCTGGTCGGGCTAAGGAGCTTGGCTGGGTGCATTACGTTGAGGCGTTCCAGACCGGCGCTGAGGCTAATTCTTGGTCGCTGTCTGCGGTGGCTGCGTTGCGTGGCGGCTTTTTGGTGGGCAAGTCGGAAACGGCTCATGTGATGGAACTGCATGACTCTTGGGTCATACCGGGTGTTCATGCCGATATTGGGCATCGCATTGGTTCCACTTTGGACTCTAAGGGTCTTGAGGACATTATCTGGGTTAACCAGCTTGAGGAAATGGTTCCTAGTTGGGATAACACTATGGGCAGTGAGCAGCCTTACGCTTGGACGATCAAGGCGGGCCGCAGTGAGCGTGCGTTGTCGTTGGGTGAACGCCTTGCACGCTTGACGAAGAAGATCAGCGAGGCCGCTAACAATGTTGGAATTTCGCTCATTCAGGGTTGATTTATGAGCAGTGGGGAGTTATGTGATGCCTAATCGTCAGCATGAAAGTGACATGGAGAATCCCGCCGAGTTCGCGGCGTGGGCGTTCGCGGCTGGTGTGCCTGATCCTCGCGGTGATCGGTTCGGTAACCAGCCTTTGATTCCTGCGCCGTGTTTCCCGGCGTTGAGTCAAATGTTGTGGGATTTCGGGTTTCGGCATCACGCCGATCTGCAAACGAAGTGGGTGCCCGAGTATCCAGGGCCGGATCGCAACTTGCTGGCTTTGGGTGTGACCGATAAGGAGCCTGAGAAGTTGACTGCTTTGGCTGCGGAGATGCTGATTGACCAGTTCCCGGCCGTCGCGGAGAAGCTGAGCAAGGTCACTCCGGAGAACCGGGATCAGTTCATTCAGGAGCAGGCCGAGGAGTTGCTGTCGGCTATGGAGCGGCTGAAGGCTGCTACTGAGCGGCTGCGGAGGGGGGACGGTTCGCTGTGACGATGCCGCAGGGGTCTACCGGCATTGAGCCTGGTGGGTGGATGCGGGAGTGGGTGTCTCAGGACACTCTTTCCGGTTTGCAGGATCGCACGAGGGGCCGGGTTGAGGATCATTACCTCAAGGGTCTTGAGTTGAATAGTTCTTGGGAGTTCGCTCAAACGTCTTTGTTTGACGGTTTGATGGGTGGCTTTAAGTCGCTCACTGAGTTCATTGAGAAGCTGGCTGCGGTCTTGTCCGGTTCGGTGGGCGGAACACTTGAGGACATTGGCGAGTTCTTCACTGATCTGGTGAACAAGTTCGCTGATATTGCGGAGAAGGTTGCCGATTTCTTTGAGGAATTAGCGAAGAAGTTGGGGTTGGATAAGTGGCAGGACTTCTTGAATCAGACTCTTGGCGCTTTGGGTATTGATCTTGGCGGCGAGGATGGAACTACGTCTTTGACGACTTCTGAGATTCAGGAGTTGGCTGCGACGATTATTTCAAATCAGACTTTGATTCAGCAGTTGCGGGCCGAGTTGACGGCGATGGGGATTCCTCAGGGCATTAACGGCGGCGATGATTTTGAGACTTCTTTGGTGATTGATTCTGCGCCTGAGTGGTCGAGCCGTGGCTGGGTGCAGGAGTTGAATGGTGACGGCCGGATGGTTGTGAAGAATGGGCATCAGGCCGAGTGGGTTTCGGGGTCTAATCCTTTGCCTGGGGATAAGGATGTGGCCCGCTATTTCCGTTCGACGGCTGCCGCTGATGGGAACACTAAGACTCCGTATCAGAAGATCAGCCGGGTGACGGGAACTCAGGTGGCCCAGAATTTTCTGTTGGCTGAGACGAACGATTTGTTGCAGGGCCGGGTGTCGGCTGACCGCAAGGATTTCATTGAGATGCGGGCTAACCGTGATGGGGTTTCTTTGCATTTGGTTGTTGGGGCTTCGTCGCAGGAACTTGAGAGCGGACGTTGCCCTGGCCCGTCTGTGGCTTCGGCGTACACGCTTGAGTGTGGGACTGCGGATGGTTTGCGGGTTTATCGGGTGTTGCGGAACAGTCAGGTTGTTTTAGTTCATGCAGATTTGGCGGATAGGACTGCTGTTCTGGATGCTAATACCGGGTGGGGATTCGGCGGTATCTCGCAGGGCAATTTGAAGCCCAGTTCTATTAATTCGGTGACTGTGTCCGATAACGTCCCTAAGACTTAGAAGGAAACGATGACGAAGCTTGTTGGGCTTACGATTGCAAGAGGTTACTGATGAAG